CCTGAGAATCCAAAATAGCCGAGCCAGGCGCGGCCGTGTTTACTTTGGACGCCAGAGCAATTTCTGCATTTAGCGACTGAACAGCCGCCGCAGCGCGAGGATCATTTACTAGTAACAACGCATCACGCCTAGCGCGTAACGCATTTATATCACGCCCTGCTGGAGCGGCGGGTGCGGCGGCCACAGGAGCGGGGGCAAGTTGATTGGCGCGGGGCTCGGGGGCCATACCAAACGTGCCCGACCCCAATGCACCGGCTTGCATAGTTGGGGCCAGCGCATTGGTTGCAGGCGCAGCGGGTGCGCGCGCGCCCTGCGGGGCATTACCCAAATTCATAGCGCGTTCAAAGGCTGATCTAGCGTCTAATTTCTGACGCAAACTAATACCAAATTCCATGAACTTGGGGTTGCCCGAATTGATATAGGCGTTAGCAATCTGATTTATATCAGCCGGGCCGCCATGCTCTACAGCCTTGGCTTGAATTTGCTTGAGCGTTTCGTCATCACGGCGCATCTGATCAAGCTGCATTTGGCTAACTTGATTTTGATTTTGCATTGCTTGAAGTTGCGCAACTTGGGTGTATTGGGCCAACGGGTTGGCCACTTCAATGCCTTTAACGCCCAGTGCAATGGAAGGGTTGAGTGCCATAATTTACCTCAATCAAAATTAGTTATTTGGGCGTTGTACGCATTTGGAGACATACTGCCTGGCCCATATACATTGCCTGCGCCGTATTGGCCCACTAAATTTCTTTGGTTTAGCGCGTTAACCAAGTTGTTGCCCTGGTTATAGTTCAGATAAGTGCTCAAGCCGCCGGTCAAAGCATTGGTTGCACCCACTTGACCCGCAGCGTTCGCGGCTGCGCCCGATGTCATTAGGTTGCCCACGTTGGACGCCATGTTCTGCCCGGCAGCGCCAATTTGACCCGTGGCCGTCTGACCAATGCCCGCAAGAGCTGCCAAACGGTTGTAGCCTGTGGCCTCACGCGCCACGTCGGCGTTGTAGCCCGTCAATGCCCGGTTGTAGGCGTTTTGGTACTCTTGGCTACCTAAGTCTTGGCCGAACCGTTGCGCGGCCTTCAACGCCCCGCCAGAGATCAAACCGCCCCTAGCAGCAGCGCTTCGATCCAGTGCTTTCTGGCCTTCCGACAATCGGAACGCATAGCCTGGGTCTTGGCCCAAATTAACTTGGCCGGTAAATGCGCCAGGCATCATGTTGCGCTGTGCCTCAAGTAGCGGCAAAGCACGCACGCCAGCTTGACGAAACGGTTCTTGCAGCGCGGCTGTATCCCTAAATTGTTGGTATTGCAAATCAGCCGCGCGGTTTGCGGCGGCAGCTTGCGCGCTGCCGGCCTGTTGGGCTGTGCTACTGCCAAGCAAGGAACTGCCCAATATAGCCGCAGGCATCATCCAACTGCTTCCCATTCCAGCGCCAGTTGCGGCATTAGCCGCTCCAGCAGCACCAGCGCCCGCTCCAGCAGCACCAGCGCCCGCTCCAGCAGCACCAGCACCACCGTAAGCGTTATACAAAGCGTTGCCACCGTAAAGCAACGCCGCAGCCGTAGCTGCATCACGCCCGCCAGTGTTCCACAATTGACCAATAGATTGAGATGGATTTGAAACGAAATCGCTTACTGTGTTTGAAACAGTTTGCCCTGGATTGCTCAGTAACTGTTGAAGAAAGCTCACAATAATTCTCCTTAAGTAACTTCGCGGCCACTGACGCGCATGTTGATAGCTGTGGCAGTGCCTGCAATGGTGCTGATGAAATCACCCACGCCCAGCACCTGACCTACCAACTCGGGGAAAGTATAGACCTCAGACGCTTGGAGCGTCTTGGTCTTGGTGATCAAATTGGAGTTGCCGGCAGACCCAGACACCGTGACCAAGTTAACACTGATGGTTGCAGCGCTGCCGCTGTAGTTGGTTGCGGTGAATTTGTCGATGATGGCCGTGACGCCAGTAGCTGTGTACTGGGTTGTTTGGGTTGCCTCGACATTCTTGGCCGGGACAAGGACTTTGACGGTGACTGTCATGGGTTACTCCAGTAAAAGGCAATTGTTAGCGGCAGCTTGCATGATGACCCAATTGGTGCCGTCAGACACCATTGTCGCCCAATTGCCTGCAACTGCCAAGAGGATTGCGGTGCCCGCCGCCCCACCGGCTTGTGGGACAACGTTGCTTGACGCTGACACCAGCGTCTGGGCTTGATAGTTTTGGAAAGTCAAATACCCGCCAGGAAATGCGGACGCAGTTGGCAGCGTTACTGTACAGGTCGAGCCTGACTTATTGTTGATGTACCAGTTGCTGGTGCCCACTGTAAAGTCTGCCGTTACAGTCACTGGCACGGTTGACAACGCGGCAATAGATGCGTTGACTGCGCCGATGTCAAGAATGGGCTGCGATTGCAACCCTTCAATCTGCTTTTGCATCTCGGCCATCTGAGACACCAAAGCAGAACAGCAGTCGGTCAATATGTCAGGAATTGGTAAGGTAACAACCGGCGGCAGCGTTTGCAATTCTTGACTGACCGCACGAAGCGCGGCGTCATACGACGCAAGCAGCGATTCGGAGCTAAACGTAAGGCCAGAATCGTCAATAACCCCCGTGGCAATGTCGTTGAGCGACAGGAAAAACAAGTACCACGCCCGGTCGATCAACCCAGTACGCGGGTCAATCAACGGCACCCTGGGGGGTGTAATAGGCGTGGGCGTTGCGTTTGGGCTAGGCATTGGTCGGGCTAATGATTAACTCGGCCCCCATGATGGCCACTTTGACCGGGTCAGTCATGGACAGCTCATAGACGCGATCTCGCAACTTGAGCGTCATGCCCAACCGCCGCCAAAACGTCCGGTGGCCATACGCGCCGATCCTGCCAAGTGGTGACCAGTGCTCGTTTGACCAAGTGTGCCCGCCGTCGTCCGACCAACGCAGCATGGCTTCGGGGTACGAGCCTTGGCCCGTATTTAAGCCTACGCCTGTCTCACAGTCTAATTGCAAGCTGTGGTGGGCCGTGCGCTTCAAATTGTTTTGCCCCGTGGGCAGCGCCCGCCAGGTGCGCAACCACTTTTGAATCTCGCCATTGTCGGCGTACACGTCAAGATCAAAAGCGTAGATGTTGCCGTTTTCAAAGTCGCCAACGACAATTTCGTTGTTAAACGCCATTTGGCAGTTGCTGCGGTGCCGGGTAAATTCGCCCTCAACAAAACCTGCCCGCTCATGCCAGGCTTGGGTGGCTGCGTCATACACCCAAGTGGTGTTGGCCGTGGGAAAAATCAGCACGTAAAAGCTGTGGCCATCCTGTTGATAAGTGTACGCAATAGCGTCCGACATGTCGCTGTATTGCTGGATTTGCCATTCAACCGCATGGGTCGAAATGCGCTGGCCTTGGTAACCGTTGGCCCGGTAGACAATACCTTGGCCCCGGCGATCCCGGCCCAGCCAGAAAAGGCCGTTGTCCATCTTGGCGATGGAGTATGGCGCAGCGCAGCCAAGCTCGTTGAACGCGCCTTGGATGCGTTGCAGGGGGAAGTCTGTGGCGCCTGAGTCGTACCAGACTTCAATGCTGTTTGTGCCAAATGCCCAGACTTCGCGGAAGTTGGACACCACGGCCAGCAGGCCATCAGGCGACCCTTCGGTGCTGGCAAACTCAAGCGGGTCAATGGACGTGCCGTCCAAAAGGGTTGTGACCCACATCTTTTGGCTGTTGGGTTCGTTGAACACGAAATAGCCGTCCAGATAACAGACCGTCACCGCGCCGGGAAAGTCAGGATCAGTAATCTGGCCAAAAGCGTTGGTGTTGTTGTTGTAAATGTAGCTAGGGCCATTAGCTGCAATGAACAGTTGCGTGCCGTTGTCGGCCAAACTAACTGGCCCAGTGCCTGCCACGGTGCCGATCAGCGTGGGCGCGTAGAACGTGTCGATCTTGTAGAGCTCGGTGCCTGACACCACAAAACCCACGCCATCGTTGGGTGAGAACGCCCACAAGCCGCGAACCGGGCCAGTGCCCACTGTTGACAAAAGCGCCAACCCTGGGCAACGCTGCAAGAACGC